TTGTAAAACTCCGTAATGGAACATTATGTGATGTAGTTTATGAAACACAATTTGGTAAATGGTTATTAGTCGAAAAGACTGAAACAGAAGAGCCGCCATTCTCTCACTGGCATAATGCCAACGGTACATTCTACGCAGACGATGAAAG